AGCATTATAAACATCGAAAGTTGAAAAGTGACAAACAGGAATCTTTCCGACATACTGTTCATGTGGTGTTCCACGATCATCATGATTTCCTTCATGGAAAACAGAATTATTATTTATACACGAATCAACAGGTAATTGATACATCATTGTATACCTCCAAAATACGTTTTAATAATATTTTCACATTCTATATTTCCTACTGGTGTAAAACCATCTGCCAACGACCATATAAAAATACCTTTTACGGAAGTATCTCTCATAAAAGTATCAAGGAATACTTTATAATATAAAGTTTGTACTTCTGGTTGGTTTTGTAATGAAATATCGTAATCCCATTTGCTTGGATGTTTCAAGGCATCTTCAACAGGTAAAATCCCTACTTCTGTTATGAAGATGTCTTTTTGAAGATCAAAAGCTTTTTTGTGCAATACATCAATAAAATTTATATTACTTTCAAAGTCACGGAACATATTCTTTTTCAAAGTCTCAGCCGAATAGGTTAAATCTCCGCCGACACCTATATAAAGGTTACATCCGATTACATCTACATACGGGAGATATAGATTAGTTGATATTTCTAGTGGTGCAATAGAGCAAGAGATAATTAAATTACTTTTCATGGCTCTTATATCATTAATAAGTGTTTGCCACATGTCTAAATTACTGCTAGTTTGATTTCTAAGTTCATTACTAATTGATACTATATCAACATTATCAATTACCCAAGATAAAGCTGTCTTTAGATTGTTTGAATAAGAAGTTAACCAATTTTGAGGGTTAACTACATTTTGGTAAATATCCCAAGAAGAATAATTGACGTGTGGTTTAATAAACACAAACAATCCTTTAGTTTTTGCATAATTAACCGCATTCACTAAATCTGTTTGTGTCGTTTCTAACGTTAAAATTTCACTTGATATACTCGCCATACGAAGGCGAATACAAATATTTATGGTATTTGCTCCCAAACGTACTGCGTTATCAATTAGAGATTGATAAGTTCCAAATTTAATATCAAATGGTAAATACATATTAAAACCATAATATTTTTTCGGGTTAGTTTTAAAATAGTTTTGTTGAGCAATATCCGCCAACTGCGCATCATGCTCACCAATTTTTTGATCAATCGTATCAAAGTTTTGGTTTATTTCATCCACAAGCACATAGTCATTATCCGTCCATCTATTCATGTTAAGATTGGGCGTTTTTTGACTGCTCATATTAAACCACCTCAATTAAGAATGTCTCCGACAGTTCCTTTGCTGTATATTGTGAAGCTTCTCCCCAAGTTAGTCGAGCCGCTTTTACTTCTCCCCAAGTTAAATAACTATAATCAATATTAAAGCTCAAATGGCTGGGCACTAGGTCATCTATGATTTTTCGGATTTCATCGATGTTTTTCGGTTCACCCCTAACGCCCGTTAACAATACATTGATATGGTACTCTTCGGGGATACCCGTTGTTTGGCATTTGATTTCAATCGCTTTTTCGATGTTTTCCAGCTTGAAAGTATCTGCGGCTAACCGTGATTGTAACTTTTCACGCCGTTTCACCTGAGATTGATTATTTGCTCCTAATTGTACAAGTTTTTCCCTTAAATCGAGCCCCCAGGTAGAGGTTGATATGCTGTTTTGCTGAAGAATGCTTTGAATCCAGTCGTTTAGACGGACAAGTTCGTTTGCATAGGCGATTCGTAAAGGCTTAGTAATGTCAAAGTGGTCATAATATGTCGGCATATAACTTTTTAAATAACCGTGTATATCCCGCCAGTAATTGAAAAAAGATAATTCGCTCTTAGATTGCAAATTAGCTTTAATCCCCTTGAAACGCCACGAATCTGCATTAACGATGACCTCACCGAACCCTTTAGCTTTTGAGGACGTGATGATTCTCCTAATTAAACTGACATTTAGATTGCCGTTTCCAGCAACATGAAAGTCTGAATATCGGATTCGTAATGACTCTGCTTCAATATCGGCACTACCTTCAAGGGCAATCGCCATTGTTTGAATTTTAATTGCGGCGGCGGCTATTGTTGCGGATCCACTTAACGCTGCACTTGCATCTTGCCAAGTATCCATTTGTCATCACCTATGCCAAGGTGACTGTGATATCACCTATGTTAATTTTGAGTTGATCGTTAACTGATATCGTTTTTGATGTAGTTAACTCCCCATGAAATAGTAAATTTCCGTTAGTTTCGGCATCCAAAAGACCGATATGGGTTACCGTTCCCCAGTTTGCTGTCGCTACGGGGAAAAGGATTTCTGTATCATTACTTGCTGTACCGTCAACCGGTGCACTGAATGTGATCAGTTGACGGGCATATGCGCCACCGCTCACTTCAGTTCCCGTTCCGGCATCTGTCGGGTCTGAAGTGTATAAAGCCAAGTAAATAGACGACGGCGGTGTGTAAGGAGCGCCCCTCAAGATATGATCGATCAACTTGTTTTCTAGATAATCGGAGATTGCGCTCATTTAATTTCCCTCCTAGATAAGATTGACTTTCCCAAGTACGGGTATTTGATCATCCGCTAGCAAGATATTACTGGTACCATTATTAACTCTTAAATCTTCATAGTCTAAAACGCTAATAGAGTTTAAAATGGCTTCGCCAATTTTATTGTATCGAACCAGATTTTCAGTAAACGCGATGCTGTTTAGATAATCACCAATATTTTTGGCGACATCACCCATTACGGCTTGTACATTCGCATTGTTAATCAGCGTTAGCTTCACATCAATATCAATGCTTAATTCACTTGCTCCGTCCACTGTCACATCAGCCAAATCCGGTTTTTTCGCTTCGATATTCTGCCGGACTTGGTCAATAAGTTGTGGTGATGGACTTTTCTTGTCGTATGTGAACAAAACCACGCGAACCGTTCCCGGACCGTTCCAGCATCGAAAGACGCGGGCATAACCAATACCCGGAATTTCTTTCGCCCATCGTATATAGTCAGCCGCATTTCCACTACTTGACGGAGTGGATATACGTTCCAAATATCGTTGATATAGAAGCTCATCTGATTCCTCATCCATCCCATTGGAAAAACCGTCATTGTTTACGACAGCAGTAACCCCGTCAATAAGATCAACAAGTTCAGTGATAGAACCAGACGCTACATTTCCTATCGTCCCCGGTAGTTCGGCTTGTACAGGCACTTGAACGATTCCGCTTGATGGGATAGTAGTATCTGCGGTTATATCAAAGTAAATGGGCGTATCTCCAGTGGTGCTAAGTCTCGTCCCAGCCGGAATGACTGTACCCGGGGTGCCGGTAAATATTACATTGCCACTCGCCGCCACAGCCGCTTTTCGATAAACGCCAACATCCGCGCATTTTGCTTCGAGCAAATCACTTGGTATATCTTCATTGGTAAAAAACCAATTGATGACTTGATCAAGTTGTTGATAGGCTTGTTCCAATTCAAGTGCTGCTGGTGAAAGTAAATCCCAGATGACTGAACCTTGCCGCGTGTCCATATCAGCTGGAAATTTTGACAGCATTCGTGTCATGATGTTATCAAATGTCTGGTCCTCAAACACTCACCTGCACCCCCTCCAATACCGCGCCATTTATCAATGTGACATCAAATGAAACGGTTATTTTATCTTCGGACATTTCCACGATATAGTTCGATGTTGATTCAATTCGGTCATCATATTCTATGGCTTCGGATATGACGCGTGGGATCTCAACCTGTAGAAAAGCCTTTGATGGATTGTTAGCTAAAATATCTTCAATTTCGCACCCATAATCATCGTCATAAATTAAAAAACGGCTTCGTGCCGTCATTACTGCTTTTTGAATATATTGCCTTATGGCGTCATGGCCATCGATGGTTGATCTGATTTTCCCGTTCTCAAAATCAAGAAAGTAAGTTTTTGACGGGAGGACTTCAATTAGTTCTTCGTCGGCAGCCGGTTCCTCGATAACTTCCACTTCAACTTCAGGCGTTAAACTCATGCGATCACCGCCCTATCTAGAACATAAAAGGTCTGATCGTTATCAGATACCACGATGACACGGTCCCCAGTCGTTAAATCCTTAACTCTCTCTGCAATCACTAAATCATCTTTATCCAACTCGATTTTCATACCGTCCACTTGTATCCGGATATCCGGCATCCCGTTTGTGACCGTGGCCAAGCTAACGGATAAATCTTTATTGTAACCATGTTTTTTCATGAGATTGATCAGTCTTACGGCGCCACTACCTTCCATCTGATCACTCCTCATAATCCATCGTAGGGAGGATATCGTCTTTTGAAACTTGTAGGGTCATAGTATAGACACCCGGAGTGAACGTATGTGTATCTGATGATATATAGTAAGTCGATGATAATCCTGTCAGTTTATTTTTAACGTCAATGGCCGCGCCGGCGATCGCGCTCGTAATTCCCGCCGCTTCAATTGTGATATCTGTTTGAACTTTGTTCATCTGCTTTAAAAGACTTTTTGCCAAACTTTGCAATTTCGCTTTCGTCATTTTGTCATCGAAGTTTCTCTCGACATGCTGCATAAGCCCATATTTTTTCATCGAAGAACTATCCGAAACGGTCACAGTAATTGGCTTTTTATCGTCTCCGCCAATCACCTTTACTCGATTCCTCAAGTCTTCAATGGATGAGTTAACTTCCGCGTTAATGAGGTTTGCTCCTGTTTCTATGACATACCGAGTGGCCGGTTTACTTCTTTCCCGCAAGGTCAATTTTCCAAGTTCATTACTAATAAAAAAACGCCTACCATTGCGTTTCTTGGTAGTCGTTAATGCGGTCACCATCATATCGTAAAGGGTTTGTTCGTTAAAAATGTGTTTCGGAATGACATAACCGGTATCATGAATGGTCCCGATCGGTATTTTATATAAATTTGCCAAGTGTTTTACAATTTCACTGGCCTTCTTATTAACAAACTTTATGGTGTCCGAGTTTTTAAGTAAATAAATGTTACTATCATAGCATGTTAGCACGACCTCGCCGCCGGTTTTTGAGTTTATACCAAACACATAACCCTGAAATAATTTTACATTGTTGTAAGAAAAACTAACCAATGCGGCATGTTGAAAGGTTAAGAGCTTATTGATTCCGTCTTTGGTATTAGAAAGTGTGATTGTACACGTTCTCGCCGCTTGTTGGGTATCTCCGGACCATTCAACCTGTGTCACCAGTTGCGATATATCATATTGACCATATATGACCTTGATCATGGGATCACCAATTTCTGCCCGGGATAAATGAGATTAGGATTTTTACCTATAACCTTTTTGTTTGACTTGTAAATAGTCGGCCACTTGGTACCTGTGCCATAATATTTTTTGGCAATCTTCCATAGACAATCGCCTTTTTTAACCGTATATGTTTTAGGTTTAGGCTTTGTTGATTTTGGCCGAGACTTTTTCGATGACGCTTTTGTCGTCACTTTTTTAATGACAATGTCCTTATGCTCAGTTAATGTGATGCTAAAAAAAATATCTCCATAATTGCCTGCTCGATGTTCATACGTAAAATCTGGGATATCCATGAGTAGGTTGATTTTTGTCTCTGTTATCGTAAGTCGTATGGGCTTTCTGCTATTCCGCCACTTCTCGATTAAATTAATACAACTCTCAGGCGATGGAAAACTTTTGTAAAGACAGTATGATGGATTATAGGTTTTCGGGAAAAAAGAATCAAAGGTAATTTCTTTTACACCCCGGAACTTCACTAAATTTATTTCTCCTAGGCCATCAATCTCAATCGTTTCTGTACCAAAAGGGCTTGAAATGGAGAGGGTTTCCGGGTTCACTGGTAGTCTTATCTTATCCGAGCCTTGACTAAGCCAAATTTCCATGCTCATGCCATTAACCCTCCCTCGCTTTCAAGCAATCTGGCAAGTTCTAATGCTACTTTTTTGATGTCGGATTCATGTCGTACATTAAAAGTGTTTCCGGTGATTAAAACGGGACGTGAAGCTTTCTTCCGCTCTGATTGATTCGCCTGTTGCTTAGTAAGAACCTTTTCGCCTTCATGCAATAGAGCCGGATAATTGTCATAAGGCACGCGCGGTAGTCCAATCGCGTGACGATTCGCTTTAAGTTGAGCATTCTTGCCGCCCAATCCGCCGCCTTTAGTGTATAAATCCGTCAAATCTTTTAATCTTTTTGATTCCTTTTGATCTCGTTTATCGAGCCACCGGTTGATCATACCACCGGCGCCTACGCCAACACCGGCAACACCACCGATCAATGCGCCTATGGGGCCGCCGATCATACCACCGATTCCGGCACCCGCCAGAACGGATATAACTGGGTTGGACGATATGCCCTGCACAATCCCCGCGGCAAGTGAACTACCCAGCTTAATTCCCACAGTTGCGACCGTTCCAATATTGTCATTGATAACCGTTACAATCGTTTGAACGATGCCTGTGGTAATATTATAAATGGCAATTTTGCCGTCGTTTTTGTACCAATTATCAAATTTCTTTTTGACATCATCTAGGACAAATTGAAATTTGGCTGAAATTGTGTCCAATTTTTGGAATTGCGGATCGTTAATGATGCTATCAATCCACTTCCCGACACTTTTGGACGTTCTCACAAATCCATTGGCTATACCTTTGGCCATTGTTTGTCCAAACTTAACAAAACGATTGAGTTTACCGCCTTGCATGGCTCGATTAACCTCTTTGAGATACGGTCTAATAATATCGACCGCGGGCTGCCCGACTCGTCGTAGAGCAACCTGAGAGGTTTCTTTAATCTGATTCCAAAATCCAAGAGTGGTTGAACCCATTTCATTAACCAGCTTTTTGGTCATGCCCATTTTGTTAAACAGCTTGTCCAATGCTTTGACCTGTTGGTCAATGGGTAATTTCTTAATGTCATTAAGGGCTTTCCTCGGCATCTCGAATCGTTCAACCAACGATTGCGAATCACCGGAAAAAAGCTCTTTCAAAGCCAAAACCGCACCTTCAACGCCTTGGGCTGGATCGACGGCGAGCAGCCTTTCAGTTAAGTCCCACATTTTGTTCAATAAATCCATGTTCTTTGTTAAGGATATGTAGGACTTTGAGTTCGAAAAAATGTCTTGTGAGTTGAGAAGCGGAGAGTTAATGGCCATATTTTGCATAGCATTGATATATTGCTCTGCCTTCTTCCGGTCATTGAACATGGCCTGAATCATTTTCTCCGACATTTCAAACTCAGCAGCCGCGCCAAATGTATTATCAAAGACTTTTTTACCGGCATAAGCCCCACCGATGCCGATTAGAAGGTTCCGTAAGTTTAGTGGGTTCAGTTTAGAAAGGCCATATCGAACCCTACCGATCACAGATTCAGCCTTAGATGCCGCTGACCTCAAAATATCAAAGGACCGCCCCAATCTATCAACATTTTTTTTTGCTGATAGTGTATCAACATTTACTTTCATTCGCTTTTGTGCAGAACTTCTTGTTTTATCCAATGTAGCTTTTAGTTTGAGAATCTGATTATTCTGCTGAATGATAGACTTAGTCATCTTGTCCATTTCTTTTCCGGAGGTTTCGCCGGCTTTTTGCATTTTCAGCAGTTCGACGGTTTGCTTTTCGATGCTATCGATGATACGGTCAAGCTGCTTTGATGCTTTATCTTCGATAGAAATTTCAGCACTTAAAAATTCCGTCTTCGCCATTTACTTCACCTCCAGAAATGGACAAAATGACTGTTGCGGTTCCTGAATTTCCAGTTCAAAAAAGGCCCTGATGATGGTCATTTCACCGGGTGGGAGATTTTGAAAAAAAGAAGGACGGATTCCCTTCTTCTTCCAGTAGTAATACATCATCTCTGTTAATCCGTCCTCTTTTACGGCTTTTTTACCTCTTCCACGGCATCTTCATTGTACCCGGTTAACTCAGATATTTTTTCATATAGAGTGTCAATCTCGCCGGCAGTGAGCATTTTTTTGACAAGGTCGTATGGAGTCTTTACCCCGAAATGGTCCATGAGTTGCTTGTCACGAAAATCCGGGTCAATCGTTCCGGCTACTACGGTACCCATTCGCATTTCTTGACGATCAACATCGATTTTATCGCCGTTAATCCTGGTAGCCATATCCCGGATTTCATCGATCTTGCTGGCACTTATGCCTTTTAACGTGAAAACGACAGGTTCCCCTGCCGCTTCACTTAAACGTTTGATTTCTACTTGTTTGGTTGGTAGGTCCAATTTGCCCGAATCCAGTTTCAAAAGAGTATTGACTACGCTCATAACCGCACCACCTTAACTGATTTCATCGAGTAATTCTGGAAGCTCGCTGAATGTGAATGGCATCTCCACTTGAAGAATTTTATTCGACTCCCAATCTGCCAGAGTAATATCATCAAAAGTGCAATTTGGGATATATACACGTTCCGCCCCAAGTGCAGCCGGATCAGCTACTTTAGAGATGATATCTACGACAAGTTCCTTTCCGCTTCTCAAAGCATCTAGTTGTTTTTTAAGTAAAGAAGAAGTCACTTTGTTAAATCGCAGAGAACCTGTTCCCTGCCATCCCATCATTTTTTTGCCGGTCCCATTGTTCGTGCCGCACATGGGAACATCTTCTTTATTGATATTTACTTTTGCTTGGAGCCCATAAATTTCGGCGAACTTTTCCCCGTCAATCCACGCTTCACCATATGTTCCGGAAATAACTTGTTCAGGAGTGTAAGTTGCTGGCATCTATCCCACCACCTTTTTAAATGTAAGCCTGGATAGTTACATCTTCCATGGCGTCAAGAACTTTTTGAGTCATCTTAATGAACACTTGATCATCTGTATTTACTTCTTTAATTTCTTGTTCGTTCATCTTGTCAACATCGACACCTTTTGTTATTAAATACTGTTTTTGTGCTTCAACGTCGATTTCTGCTACGCTGCCTTCATCCAGCAACTCATCGCGTTCGAGACCTTTTTGGTATGCCTTGATGGCAGACAGTAAAAGCATTTTGTTGTCGTAGTTGTTGGGGTATTTCCCGACATAATTATCTGAAACGGTTTTCGTGATGTCTGTAACAATAAGGTCGAGAATATCGACCTTTTTGATTTTCTTCCAAGTTTCACCCTTCGTCGGAGTAGTTGTTTTGAATGATGTTACGCCGCGTGCAACCTTGACTTTTTCGCCATCATGATAGATAACCAATTCGCCGTTATCAATGGCCGTATCGAGCTCAGCTTTAGTATAAGAACGCACAGAGTCCACTTCCGGCAATGGTTGGAATGTCGTGGAAATCTGTAAAGGTGTGCCGCAAATAAGGCCGGCAATGCGCGAGCAATATTGGGCTGGCGTATAAGTTTTGTCGCCAACTTGTATTTGGTCTGTCGTAAAGTTGATCACATATTCCTTGTCGGCCGGATGGTTCGGCAACACGGCTTTAACCATTTTCCTATTCGCGCGTTGCTCGCCAAGCCAGGTTGTGATTGTGTCTTTTTCATCTTCGGCAATTTCTGGATAAACCAGATAATCAAATTTAACGCCTTCAAGGGCATTTAAAGCATCTGTTAATGTTTTAGTGGTTCCATCAAAAACATGGATGACAACTTTCACCGGTGCGTTTTGCCCGCCGATGAAAGCAAGCTGAATCTGTTCCTTATTGGCATCTGTCAGCCCTTCTGGGATATCCGTAACACTTGTCAGAACGGTCGTTCCGGGTACGGCTGTATCTTTAAGCAAAAGGGCAACAATGCCGCGTTCGCCGCGTTGGATGGCGCTGGCAGCCAATTCTTTAAAGACAATATTAATTTCCGGTAGTCCCATCATTCTACCTCCTCGTTCAAGTTAAGTTGGCCAATCATCGGCAATCCTTCATCAACATTCATTTTCACGATGAAGTCCAAATCGAATAGATAGTGCAATATGCCGTCGATCGTTTCAAATTGTTCATTTGTGATGCGAATCTTCTTGCCATCGGGTAATTCGATATACGAAAAGATTTGTGGAAGCTGAGATGCCATTTCTAAGTTTTTAGCCTTCGTATCTTCTTGCGACATATATTGAATGTCAACGGTGACCAATTGGCTTTGCATTTCTGGGTTGATTTTTTCAAACGTGATGGGCAAAATATCCACAAAAAAACAAGGTCGGACTAGACCCTGTTCGACTTTTTCACCGTAAACCTTATGGTCCGGGAAGTTGGTTTTCAATTGTTTGATGATTGAATGTTGAATATCGACGATCATAAGCGCGCCACCAAATCATCAAAGATTTTTCTTAGCCTTCTCGGAATTTGGCGATTGATCGACCGAATAGACGTGGTAAGCATATAACTTCCATCGGCTTTACCTACCACTTTTTTATTCCGAACAACTTTATGCCCGAATTCAACGAACGGCGCATAAAATTCTTCGTTATATACGGTTATGAAGAGTTTATCACCGTCACGTTCAATACTGGATATCTTCCAGCCCTTCTTGAGGTCGCCAGTATCTTTCGGTGTTCTCCGAACGGTGGCTCTTTGAAGTGATCCGGCCATATCCAAAAGGAATTGTTCCAATTCGTCAGGAAAGTTAGCCTTGAGAAATTTCAGATGTTCCTCAAACTTTTTGAAGTTTTTCATTTTCATTCTGATCATCAGGCTTCACCTTCCATCCGAATGGTCACTTCTTGATACGTATGGTATCGGAATATGTCCTCTACATACGCAGTGTATTTATTCTGCATATGCGTAATATCCAGTTGGTCACCAGTTTTAAGGATGTATTTAGTCTCAAGATGCAAAGTATATTTGACCTTTATATCAAACTGTTGCTGGGTTTTAGTCATCGACGTGGTATCGACTTTTATTAACTCGCATGGGATGTTTTCGTAAACGATGACTTTCTGTTCTACATCTTCTCCCCAGTCCGTTTCTACCCATTCGGTCCGCGTGACGGTAACAGTATCATAGAAACTATGGATTTTTGCTTTTTCACAGGTTAGAAGCAGATAGCCTTTTTCTTTCTGATAGGGTTCCACCGTCAGAACGTCATACCAGATATCATCGCATTGGAACATCATATATTCAGCGACATCTGAACGCTGACGGATGATAAAGTTGTATGATTCTTCGTTTTGTTCGTTGTCACGACGCTTAGATTTGACAATTTTTTTGCCCCAAACATTGAAAACGGGCTGGATGACTTCCTGCCCATTTTCAATGCTTTTTTGATAAAAATCAAGCCGTTTATTCAGTTCGCCAGGATTCATGTGGTTGCGCTCCCATCATCAACGCTAGGGTACGACTTCAGAGACAAAATAAGACTTTGAAGTGAAAACTCAAGCGTTTTCGTCACGGTACCGACGGCCACCACGCCACGATTTTCGTACCAGTGCGAAATTAGCAATTTCTGAGCCAACGCATATAGTTCCGGATTAGTAGACTCATCACAGCCGGATTCTTTAAGATACTGATCGGCAGCTGTGATGAGTGAAGCGATGAGAGTGTCATCGTCGGATGTGTCTACCCGGAGATAATCTTTTGCTTCTTGCAATTCCATTTAAACATCCCTCCTAAGCGAGAAGGGATTCAATATGTTCAATGACGGTTTTCCGTTTTTTACCCTCTTTTTCCTCAGCTAATAGACCTTCAAGCTCATCCTTACTTAACCCATCCAACACCTCAATCACTTCCTGGGCAGCGCCATCGAGAAGCGACTTTTCTTTTGATTCTTCATGATGGGCTTGTTTTTGAGGTTCTGACTTTAGATAGCCTAGTTTTTGGAGCTCGGCGACTCGTTTTTCATTGCCCTCGAAGACAGATCCGGGAGCATAAATCTTTTTGGTGTATTTATCACGAAACCTCTTAACGACCTTTGCTTTCAACCAAATCACCTTCTTTATGATTCAGCAATAATCCCGACTGCTCGGAGAGCTGCCAGAATCTGATTTTGTTTTGTAGCAACGTCTTCTACCGTTGCAGCTGCCGGATCCGGGTGATCGGCAATGGCCGCGGCCTGTTTGCCATCAGCCGTGATTTTACTTCCCGGGGTTAAATCGATGCCGTTTAAATATGGCAAAATCACCACCTCCAAAGGTAAACCGCCGGCGCCTATACCGGCGGTTCATTTAGTTTTTAAACTTCCGGTGTAACTTTAGCAATCCGGAATGCCGATTTTAACTTGATTTGGTGATCAAACCAAGCCGTGACGACAAATTGCTCGATCCCGGTTTTAACATCCTTGTCACGGTCGTAAAGAGCGGCAAGGTCGTAGTTAAAATGCGAATAGCTAAAGTCACCGACAATGGGATTCACAGCGGCATCGCAGAATACAACCGGTTTACCGAGCACTTGCTCCGGCTGTGCGGCATAAAGCGTAGCATTGCCATTAGCAAGCGTTTCGATGATATCGCTGTAGTCTTGGTACCGCATAACGATTGTTGCGTTTTCGCGGTAGTCTTCATGAAGGTCAGCGATGGCAGCTTTAATAGCTTTATAAAGATTTTCGCCCTCGACTTCAGTAATCCCCGAAGCGTAGAAGGACATGTGTTCTTCGCCAGTTTTAGGCGTTGTGGCAAAAGCCACTTTCTTTTCCTTTGCTGCCACACCAGATTGAAGCGCTGCTTCAGTCGCGGCAACCAAGTTGGCGTCAGAACCGTTGAGAACTGTCTCAGAAAGACCGGCAAAAACTTTGAACTTATAGCGGCCGAAGGTAACCACGTCACCAGTTTCTTTCAACTCTTTCGCCGTTTCCGTATCTTGGATGAAGTCGTCATCGTCAAGCGTGAAGGAAAGCTTCGGAATCTCCAAGTTTGTAATTTGAGTGATAGTCGAGATTTGGCGTAATGGGTTTTTAACTAACGGTTCCATCAAAATGTCGGTGGAAACCGTCTTCGGCAGGAATTTTTCACCACCGGTTGAATTGTTGTCACCGAGTGCCTGAAAAACTTCGCGGGACACAGGTTTGCGTTGCATAACCGAACGAATCAGCTCAGCTTTAGCCTTGATAACCTTTTGTTTCGGGTCAGCAACGGAATTCAAATCATTTTTTGCCTCAAACTTGGCTTTTTGTTCAGCTTCAAGCGCATCATGTTGTTCCTTGATGACATCGAAACGCATTTTCAAGTCGTCACGGGACTTTTGAAGCGCCCGGATGTCTTCCATCGAAGCGTTTGGATCGACCGCTTTTTCAGCGAGTTCCGCTTCGACTTTTTGCAGTTGCTGGCCGATGGTGGCCATGTTTTGTTTCAGTTCAAATAAGGTTTTCGCACCGAAAAATTGAAGATTTAAAACCCTCATTTGCTGTTTTTGTGCGTTTTTTTGCCGTAAGGCATTCATCAATTCACTCTTTTTCACTTAAATCAATCCTCCCAAAATAGTTTCTAAATAAGCTTGATTCGCCTTTGCTTCATCGGCGATTCGTTGGCGAAGAACCATTTCCTCAGCCGATGGACCTTGTTGTTGGTTTTCTAATAGATTTTTAGGTACTTTTTTGTACCGTTGGAACAAGTCAGTACTTATGGAGGCTGCCGCTTGGACTGCTTCCTCAACCACATCACAAAGCCCGTATTGGTAAGCTTCGTCCGCAGATAGCCAAGTCTCGGCATCCAGCAACTCTTGTAATTTTTCATCGGTGAGCTTGTCACCTGCCTTTTGAAGGTATGCCTGTTTACTGGACTGTCCGATGCGGTCCAGATCGTCAGCAACCTTACGTAATTCAGCCGAATTCCCCATGGCAAGAGTCTCGGGATTATGAATCATCAACATACTGTTTTTCGGCATAAAAATAGTGTCGCCCGCCATAGCGATGACACTTGCAATCGATGCGGCCAACGCGTCAATATGGACATTGACTTTTGCTTGGTGACGTTTCAGCATGTTATGGATGGCAATCCCTTCAAATACACTTCCGCCCGGCGAATTGATGTAAAGGTTAATCGTTTTAATACCATCACCCAGGGCATCCAGTTCATTTTTGAAGTCAATCGCTGCCATATCAGTTTCAGCCCATTGCCATCCATCCGGGACAATTTCGCCATAAATAAAAATGTCGGCCGATGATGAATCATTGGCTGACATTTTCATCTTAAAAAACTTATTTTTTTGCTGTTTTTTACTGTTTTGACTCACTCGAACTGTCACCTCCTTTCCGTTTGGTCGGATCTAGGTCAATCGGGTATAAGTCGCCACTGACCCATAACTTATCCGCATTACCCCCGATAGGCGGCAGATCCTCCCACATACGAACTTCATCAGGTTTATAAACCATGGAGCGAATACCTTTAAAATAAGCTTCCATCTGCGTTGCTGTATCGGCGCGAAGCATGGCTTTTTCGTTAAATTTGAAGTAATACCCGGCCTTTCTCTCCTCCTGAGTAAGCAACTTTCGGTTAAATTCCTGCTCATACTGCCGGATAATGGGCAAAAGCGTCAACTGGACGAACATCCGCATGAGCTGTTCGTTACTCGAATAGCTCTGGCCCTCGGTGTCGTTTAGCATGATGACTGGAATATTGTAAACGTTAGCCACCCGTGCTCGCGTGATACGCTCAGACTGAAAAGTATCAGCGGCAACATATTCACGTTTTATCGGGTCAATTTTTACGCCGGGTTCGCGGAACAAAACGCCGCCATTTTCCTTGAAAAATCGCTTAAAATCCTCAATAATCTCTTTCCGTTTTTCAGGATTTACGTTTTGGGCGTATTCTACGATAAAAGAATTCGGTGCCATCTGCATTTCACTCAGGCTAAACTCTCGAACAGCTTTATCGTAGTCAGTGGCGTTAGTAAGCACTTTAATCGGGTTTATGCCTTTCAAGCTTCCGACACCTACTATGTGCTTCACATGGAGCATGTCCATATTGTGGAAGTAATAAGTGCCTTTATCACCGATGACTTGGTACCACAGTTCGCCTGTCTCACGATCAATTACTGGCTCAACATAATCCGGATTGAGTATCGTCAACTGTACCGGTCTTGCTCTTATATCGCGTTCAATAAGCGCATATGCATTTCCCGTTTCATTCCGGGTCGTCTCCATGTTCCGGATAAACTCAAACGATGTCATGTTCGGGTTCGGGGAAGTGGTAACGAGATCGGATACGTCATTCGTCACGACATCATAGTTTCGATACAGTTTCAGTGGCAACATGGCCATGCTGTTCGATAGGCGCGTGACCACGCTAAAAATGGTCTCATTTGTGGCCAGTTTTGAGTTATCGATACCCCAAAACGTTCGACCTATCCAGTTAGTGAAGTCAAAAGTGCTACCGCTCCACCCGGTTAAAGCCGCCTTAACCACCAACTTGATAGAGTTTTTTAACCTGCTATACCACTTCACAAGATAATCACCACCTTTCATAATATTTGAAGGATTTTCCATTATCTTGTCGAATAGTTAAACAAGAAAGGAGGTGGAAATAATGTATTTTGTTATTAAGAAAGCATCAGATGGCCAATATTATTTCGTGATCAAATCAAATAATAGTGAGGTTGTTGCAACAAGTGAAACCTATACCACTAAAGAAAATGCGGAAAGAACAATTGAATCAATCAAAAATGGTATTAGCCCATCATCAAATGTTATTGACTTAACTGTTTGAACAAAAACAGGTCTTCAAAAGAAGACCTGTTTTTCACTTACCCGCGAAGATCTTTCACTGATACAACTTTTATATCTCCGCTTCCTACCACAGTTACAAACTTTTTCATAACCTCGGTATGGGCGTTCAAAAAGGCCGCAAATCCGTCAATTTTACGATAACGGCCTTGTTTTTGCGGTAATTTATTACGATTTTTGTCTACACGCATCTTAACGTTGTTGACATACCATCGGAAAAGTCGGTTTTGGTTATATATCACATTGCCATCGATAAACCGTTCTTTCACATCGTCAACGGCAGGACCTAAAGTTAAAAATCCTTGTCGGACAACCTCAGTCATAAAGCCGTAATTATTCAGTGACTCCACTAATCCAAAAGCTTTTGCGGGGTCAAACATGATTTTTTCAATGATAAAGTTCTTACTTTGCTCAACGAACCAATCGTAAACATATTCTTTTTTCACATATTCGCCTGGGATGATGGTCAAATATCCTAACCTTTCGTATTCTCGATAAGGAATTTTTTCATTGCCTTCGAGCACTTTCTTCTCAGGAATCCACGAGTGCGATAGAACAAAAACTTCGCCTGTCTCAACCAGTGGAAACTCTAAACAAGCACTGGTGAAGTCCTCGGTATCCGATAGGTCAAAACCACCAACTGCCGGGATATTTTTCACCCGATCAATCTCGATGATTTTGTTGTTTCGCCTGATGACTTCATAATCAAGGAATGACTCCTCGGAAGAATCAACGAACATATTAAAACGCTTAGTGATAAAGTCGTTACGTTCTCCCGGTGTCCGTTTGGCTTTTTCCCATTCCTCGATCATGTCTTGCAAATTGATCGTAACACCGATATTGGGGTTTGCCTTAACCCACATTTCCGGCTTATCAAATTCGCTTGGATCATCCAAGCTTGCCAAAAAGTAAAAAGTGCGATCGTCTTCGATCACACCGTTAAGGACATCCTTGCCCTGCTCATAGTACTCGATGAGCGGACCGTCCAGCTGATAGCCGGCTGTTGTGATATAAATGAGTAATGGTTGTCGCCGGCTTCCCCTGGAGTTTTTGATGACGTTTATCAGTTTATAGTCCTTGTACTCATGGATTTCATCGAAAATACCGATATGTGTATTCAAGCCGTCGAGTTTTTCGCTGTCGGTCGCTTGCGGTTCAATCTTCGAAAATGTTTTGTCATAGTAAATGGCATCGCGTAAAGTCCTAAATCGCTTTTTGAGTTGCGGCGATGACAGGATCATCTTTTTCGACTCGTCAAAGAGGAGCCGTGCTTGTTTCATAGAGTTGGCCAAAAGGATGACATCTGCACCATTTTCTCCATCTTTTGATACACCGTAGTTAGCCACCCCAGAGATCATCGTTGTTTTGCCATTTTTCCGGCCAACAAAAATAAGGCCCTCTTTAAAGCGCCTTAATCCGGTATCTTTATGGACCCATCCAAACAGCGAGCCCACTACAAAGTGCTGCCATGGCTGGAGGATGAGCTGTTTAAAATCTCCTTTTGACGGTTTACAAAATTTTTCTATAAAGCGAATTGGACGATGCCCGGTTTCTTCAACGAAAATCCAGGGAAATTTTTTCGTACCTTGCTTTTTTAAGTCATTTAGATGCCGCCAACAGGCTTGCGTCACCTCTTTGTTAGCTGTGATCTTTCCTTTGACGACTTGCTCAGCATACCATGTGGCGAGTAATTTCGGTGATGGTTTATTTAGAACTTTGATAATGCCTGTATTAGAAATCGTCGAACTCGTCGGCATCATCGTTCACTACTTTCTTGCGCTGAGCCGCCGTCAAACCGAGTGACTTTAAAAGATTGTTCAGCGTTTGAACGGTTTTCGTCAACTCGATTGAAAGAGGGTTCTTAACTAAGTTTGTGGCCCCGGCTTTATTTGTGTGTTCGATGAGCAGGTCAGAATTCTCAATTTCATCCCGGAGTCGTTGGTAAAACTCAAAAGTCTCACAGTATAGATTGATGAGCTCATCGTCTGACGGATCGTAACGTTCGCCGAGCGCTTTTTTAAT